CGCCATCGTACACCAGGCACTTGTCTGCCAGATGGATCAGAAGCTGGCGATGGTCCCTGTCGGTGCGCGTTTCCATGAATGCCAGCGCAAGCTGCGCCTCGGTGTAGCCAGCCAGCACGATATCGATCTCGCGCGTTGAGATTTTAACCGAATTCCCGTTGACCCCCAGCCAGACCGCAATGCCCTCGCCCATGCCGCCGCCGATAAACGCGATCTGATCGAGGAATGCACAGTTCGCGTTGACGCCCACGCTTCCCCGCGTGATCTGCGCGCCTTGTATCCGCTCGAACGGGAAGCCGGTCGTCCCGACGTTTTGAAAGCATTCGATGGTGTGCCTGTTGACCGCGTAAATCTCGTTACGCAGCTTGATCAAGCCGACCACCGGGTCGGGATCGATCTCGCTGGACCCGTACTTGAGCGGATCCACCGCGAACGGGTTATTCAGCTCGGTGATGACAAGGCTTTCGCCGTCAGTCGTCATGAAATACCCGTCAACCCAGACGACATCCACCACCGTGCCGAGGTCCGGGTCCGTCACCTGCGTCAGCGTGGTGCCATTATACAGGTACAGCTTCCCGTCGCCGGCAATCGCCAGATAGTCGAAGCTGTAGACCATGATTACGCGGTCGGTTCCGGTTATGGTGCCGATCGTCGTCACCACGCCCGTCGAACTGATGCTGACGAGGCTGGTTTCCATGACGCGATAGAGGACGTTATTCCACTCAATGCCGCCGCGATCCAAGCCAGGCCCCGTGCCGTTGCTCACAATCCCATCCGCCGGCCGCAGGTAGCCCGTCGAGATCCCCTGCGCCTGCGCAACAGGCGTCAGGTTCAGCGGATAGCTGACGCGGAAGTCCGCGTTGCCGTCGCTGTAGGCGCCTGAGAGGATTGGGATTTGCATCGATCACCCTTAGATGATGCAAGGAACGCGGTAAGCCTGGCCAGCAGCGTCATAAAGAACAATAGAAGCGTTGGTTGTGGCCGCAAGTGCGCCTGGCACAAGGCTAGTCGTGGCATTGGCATCTGTGCGTAACTTGCCCTGCACGAATGAAAAGCCAGACAGCGCGTTGTCAAGGAACCTAGCATAGTTGGCCGAGACGCCCTGCAGGTAGAAGTTGCCGCCACCCGATAGGAACGCGCCTGACACGACGTTTCCTGCCAGCAGGTTGACTGCGACATTTACCGATCCCGCCTTGGTCACAGAAAACTGACTTACGCCGTCTTTCTGCAGATCGATGAGCAGCGACCCAGCAGCCGACGCCGTGTCCGTCGCGTTCATCTTGATCGCGGTAAACGTGGTGGAGACGTTGTTCCACGTATCCGTAAGATTAAAAATGTTCTGCGTCGCCATTACTGCCTCGCGATCACAAGCGACCCGTTGCGGGTCGCAATGTAGGACCCGTCACGGGTAATTATTTCCTTGGTTTCAGAGATCGGGGCGCCCGCCCGCATCCGTGACCTGTCCCGGTTACGCCACATCAGAAACCCTCGCCGGGGATGATGTTGATGGTCGAGGTGTCAGACCCAGCGCAGATATAAGCGACGTGCGTGTGATCCTGCGGCTTGGAGATGCTCACCTGCGATAGAGGCAACAGGATGTAATCCGCCGTCGTCGCCGCCAGGCCCGTCAGGCCGGTGCGGACGAAGATGTTCGCCGCGCCCGTGTTGGTGATGACGATGCTTTTCGAGCCAAAGCCAATCGCAGAGTTGGCTGACGTGCTCGTGACGTTGGCGGTGGCGCCTTGCCCGTAAGCTGGCGCGAATGTCTGGTCGATCATTTTGTAACCCCTTGCAGCCAGCTTTGGTATTTCGGATGTTCAAGCGCAACGAGCCGGTCAAGCTGCTCGTGCGTCATTGGTATCTGGCCGATCAGCGCATTCCGAAGCGAGGCGAATTCCGCCATGATGCGCGCCTTTAGCGCCGCGTGATCCTCGTCCGGATAAGCTTCAAGCAGCGCCTCGGCCGGCGGCTCGTTGGACAGCTCGAGCACGGGGGCAGACAGCGCCGCCTCAAGCTCTGCGATGCGTGCGCGCAGGGCGTCGTTCTCAGCGGCAAGCGGATCCACGAACGGCACAGCGTCGGCAAGCGTGCCAGCCGTCACCGCGTCCCAGTGCGCTTCGTAGGCGTCAACAGGGGCGGCATCGATCGGGGCGGGCTCGACCACCGCCAAGGGCTCGACCACCTCCACCACTGGCTCGACCACCACCGGCACCACAAGCGCCGCCAGATCATGCGCCAGGCTGATAGGATCGGCCCGCGTGCCAGCGTGGGCCTGGCCCTGATAGCTGCCCGCAACCAGCCAGTAAGCGCCGTTATCCTCGACGCGGACATTGTCCCAGCCGGACAGGATTGCGTGAACTTCCTTGATCATGATGCCAGTATCCCCACAGCCTTAAGCGCCTTGACGATGTCGCTAATGCGGTAGGCGGTCGCGCCAGTGGCTCCGGTGAATGTCGAAGCATCCGTGACGGTCGTGCCGCCGCCAGCGGTGAAGCCCGTAGCCGTGCCGGTCGTGGACTGTTGCGAGCTGCCCGCGATCGTGCGCCCGAAGGACGTGAAGCTGGTCGTCGTGAACGTGTCCACGCCAGAGGAATACACCAACTGGTCCGCCGCAGTCGTCACCGCCGAGATGCCGGCCAGCGTGGCGTCCAGCGTCAGGGTGGGATTGCCAGCGATCCCGTCGCCGTTCGCAACCGAAACGCCCGTGGAGCCCGTCACGGTGCGAGGCGTTGCCGACAGGCCGATGATGTACCAGACCGATCCCAGAGCGTTATACTTGAACCGGAGCGCGCCATTGGCGCTGATGAAGCCAGGCGAGCCCGCAATGGTCGCGCCATTCCCCGACAGCGTCAGCGTCGTGACGATCTGCGTCGAGTAGATCAGGATTTCCTGATTATCGACACAGCTTGCAACGGGGGGGAATGTGATCGTGCCGGTTGCGTAGGTGGCCAGAGGCGACATGATCAGCCACTGGTTATTCGACGTTGACACCAGCGTGACCGTGAAGCCCGTGGCCACTGGCGCTGCATACTGCACCACGAACTGAGAGACGCCAGCCGCTACTGACGGAAACGTCAGGTTCGCCTGCATAAAAGCTTGCAGCGTCGTCAGGCTGGTCTTCCGCGTGTCGCTGTTGTTAGCCCGCCAGATCGGCAGCAAGTCGCCCGCTGTAAGCGTGTCAGACGTGGAGAGTTGGTTGATGTCTGTCACGTTAGCTCTCCAGATCCAGCGCGGCGTCAGGCCCGACGGTTAGACCACGATCTTCCTGCGAAAGGAACGGGTCGCCGTTGAAGCGCCAGTATTTTGTCCCCTGACCAGCCGGGATTGAGTTGATGTCGATAAGGCGCTCCGGGATCGTCGAGCGGCGGCTGAGAAGCGCCATGTATGCGCTTCGGGCGGACGCCTTGGTGTCGGGGCTGACCGTCTTGCCCAGCATGGGCGCAAGACGAATGGCGAGGTTGTTTACGATCGCCTCGATTGCTTCGTCCGTGACGGTCGCGTCCTGATCCAGATCGCTGTCGCCAGGATTGTCCGCAAGCGGGTAGCCGATGCGCAGCCCGCGGCTGTTCCACGTCGCCATCATGTTATCCAGGCGCCGCAGCCCGGCTTGCATCTGCTCTGGTTGCAAATCGAAGGCGTAGGACGCGAGCCCCACTTCCTCGAATGCGTTCTGTACGATCTCCCGCTTCGTCCAGCTCATGCCACCGGCTCCGGATCAGGCGCCGATGCAGCTTCAGCCGCCTCGAGCGCCTCGATAATCTTGTTCGCAAGCGTCTTGTCCGACCAGCGCCTGTCTACCGCAAGCCCGATCTCTGCCGCCTTGGCCAGCATCTCGTCGCGCGTCGGCGGTGCGTCATCCTCAAGCGGCTCGGACACAATCGCAACCCGCGCGGGCGCCGGGTTTAGAAACGCTTCGACCGCTTCCGGAAGCGTGGCAAACCAGCCATCGGCCAGCGCCTTGTCCAGCGCCGCCTGATCAGCCACGCCAATGCTCTGGTAGGTCGTGCCTGGCGGACCAAAGTGTGGACCCGGACAGCGATAGACGATGGTCGGGAAACTCATTTCCG